ATTGGTTCTAGTGGAGATGTAACAATTACTGCAATGAGTAATGGTGATGTAAAGGTGACAGGTGCAAATATAATATTAGATGCAGATAAAAACGTTGAGATAAATGCTGGAGGAGATTTCAGAGTTAAAGCTAGTAATTCAATTAATATGAGTTCAAATACATGTTATATCAAAGCACCCTATGGAAAGATAAGAGTTCGTGAAGTTGGTTGGATGGGAGGAGTATTTAAAGGTACAAAAGTATCTGAGAGTGTCTGGGGTGCATAATGTCAGATATTTTCAAAGATGGTAGTGTTCCATTTCCCGATTATGATAATGAAGATACTGATAATTTTACGAGGAAGGCAGAGTTTACGGATGATGTATTCGTTTATGGAAATTTATATGCCAATATAAAATCTGAAAATATTACATTTTCAGAGACAACATCTTTTGCGAATGTAAATATTGAACAATTATTTGTATCTGGTGGTGGTACATATGGTGGACAAAATATATTTGATTGTCTTACTGCAAAAAATAAATTTGATGTTGGTTTAGCAGGAACTGTTTTTACAGCAATATCAGAAACAGATGGATGTGGTAGTCTTTCAAGTCCTGGTCGAGTTGGTATTGGAAGCACTCAACCTGATGGTAGATTTCAGGTAGGTGTTGGTGGAGAAACACTTGATCCAAAATTTCCAGTCAATCCATTTCAATCAGCTTTTATTATCACTGATGATGCTAGGACTGGTATCGGAACAACTCAACCAGATCAGAAATTTCAAATAGGAATAGGCACTGATACTCTTGTCTTTACAGGATTAGGAACTTTAGGTATTGGAACAACAAATCCTGGTGCATTTGGTATAAATGATACTGCTTATGGTCCATTAAGAGCAGACTTTGATGGAAGTATAAGAGTTGCCAGAAATATTTACGACTCTGCAGGATCAGCTGGTGCGAATGCAAATTTCCTTAGTCGAGATGGAAATGGAATTCGTTGGGTTTCATTTGAACCTCAAGATACTCAGGGTATATTCTTACAAGATGAAGGTACATTCGTTCCTACAGTGGGTGCTGCTCAGTCATTTACTGTTCTAAATTTTGTTCAACAAAATAGTAATGGTCAAGGGACTGATACATTAATACCAACTGCACAAGATCCAAATACTGCTACAGGTGTTGCAACAATTTTTACTCAAGACTTATGGGGTCATCAGGGAACTGGGATAGGTGCTGCAATTTATAGACAGTCAAGGGTTGGTATTAATCAACAAAATCCTCTTTATCAATTAGATGTCAATGGTGATTTACATGCTTCTGCAAATGTACAATTTGATGCAACATTAAATGTAAATGGTGCAGTTCAATTTAATAATACTTTAGATGTTGATGGTCTGACAACATTCAATGAGACAACTGATGCATCAAGCACTACTAATGCTTCAGTTCAGATTGATGGTGGAGTTGGAATAGTCAAGAAATTATTTGTTGGTGATGACACAAAGATAGAGGGAACAACTGAAAGTACAAGTAAAGATATAGGTGCATTAGTTGTTGAAGGTGGTGTTGGTATAGAGAAGAATCTTAATGTAGGTGGTGATATTAATTCAAGTGCTAATGGAACCTTTGCTGGTAGGTTGGATGTAAACAGTACTCAAGGTTCTTCAAGTGTAACAGACGGAGCAGTAGTTATTGATGGTGGTTTAGGTGTAGCAGAAAATATTAATTCTGGAGGTAGTGGAACTTTTGCTGGTAGATTAGACGTTGATGATCAAACACAATCTACTTCAGCTTCAACAGGTGCAGCAGTTATTGATGGTGGTGTTGGTATAGCTAAAAATTTAAATGTAGGTCAAAATGTAAAGGTAGGTGGTAATTTAGAATTAGAAGCACAACTCAAAGACTTTTTCAGTAATACTGGTGTTGGTATTTGTAAAACAGATTATCGTTTATCCTCATTCGATGTTTCAGGTGTTGGTGTTGGTGTTTCTTGGAGACCATCTGGAGTACAGACAAAGAGAACTTTATGGGTATCGAAAAATGGGTGTGATACTAACAGTGGATTATTGGAAGGAGATGCAAAATATACTGTTGCTGCAGCAGCTGCAATTGCACAAGAGGGTGATACTATAAAAGTAAGATCAGGAGTTTATGTTGAAAATAATCCAATAGGATTAAGAACCGATGTTGCAATAACGGGTGAAGATTTAAGATTAGTAACAATCGTTCCTAATAATACTAATAAAGATGTGTTTCATGTAAGAAGAGGATGTTTGATAGAGAATTTAAGTTTCGCTGGTGCAACTATCACAACTAATCATCCACGTTGTGGTGGTGTTGCATTTCCACCAACTCAGGCAAGTATTGATGCTGGTTTGGATTTTCAGGCAGTTTCAGGGTATACTGCATTAGGTCCAGCGAATGAGGGTGCTGCAGGTAGATGGAGATCACCATATGTAAGAAACTGTACGAACTTTATGACTGGAAGTATTGGTATGAAAATAAATGGTGATCATGCAAACGCTGCATTTACAGGCACTAATGATGGTGGTCAAGATTTAAAATCTATGGTTTGTGACTCATATACACAATATAATGAAGCAGGTATCGGTGTATCAATATCAAATAATGGATATGCACAATTAGTTTCGATATTTACAATTGGATGTGAAATCGGCATTGGTGTATCATCAGGTGGACAGTGTGATCTAACAAACTCAAATAGTTCATTTGGTATTAAAGGTTTAGTTGCAGATGGTTTTGGTGACATTGAATTTACTGGAACAACTTCAGGTACAACTGATGCCCAGTCAGATTCAATTATAAGTACGAATACAAAAGATGTTGATAATAATATTAGAATACCTTTTGATGGTCAAGGTGTTTATTTTGAGTTAGATATGAATAATTATGATGATACAACTTCAACAGCTACAGTCACAGCATCCTTGCAAGTTATAAGATCAATAGATGTTATTGATGGAGGTAATGATGGTGATTACTCTGTGGGTTCACCCCCAATTATTACATTAAATGAAACACCACAAGGACCCGAGTCAATTCTTCCTGAGTTTTCACCAAATGTAAGTGTTGCTGGTACAATTACATCGGTAGATGTTATTAATAGTGGTAGAAACTTCTTACCTTCACAAAATCTCTCAGCAGTTGTTTCAAGTGGTAGTGCAACTTTCAGAGTAAATACAGATCCAATCTTGTTTACTGTAAGTGAAGCTACTGATTCATCTGATGTTACTGGTATCTCAACAGTTACATTTAACGAATTTATACCTTATCAAGTTTTTAATAGTACACCTGTTAAGTTTGTTAGATTAAGTCGTATCATAACAAGTTCTCACTCATTTGAATATATCGGTGCTGGTACAGACATAAATACATCGAACCCATTCCAAGGTGGAAAACCAATACCAGAGAATGAAGTTATTGCTATAAATGGAGGTCAGATACCATTTACGAGCACCGATCAAAAAGGTAATTTTAGAATTGGTGATGGATTGACAATCGATCAGACTACTTCTACAATTCGAGGTAGAGATTTCAATAGGGCAATTCAAGCACAACTAACACCACTGATATTAGCATTGAGATAATATGGCAATCGCACCAGTCAATAAATTTGTATCTATTGCAGTTCCTGTTTCACCAGGTCTGCAAAAGTTGTATGAGGTTCCAACTGGCACATCTGCATTATTGCTGTATACTCAAGTATCTAATGTTGGTATAGGTGTTACTTATCCGACTGTAACTTTTACACAAAAAAGAACTTCAAGAAGCACAGGTAATACAAGAGATATAAGAGTTATAAAGGATGCAGAGATACCCCCTAATGATGCAGTAATACTCGTAGATGGTAGATTAGTATTAGAAAAAACTCCTTTAATATTAGATCAACTTTACATTCAGGGAACACAGCAAGGTGTTGGAATTATAACAAATGTTTTATATGATGAACCATCTGGTATCGCTACAATATTTACAAAGACAAACCATAATTTTAGTGTTGATGATCCAATAACTTTAGCGGGTATTGCATTCACTTGTTCAGGAAGCACAGGAATTACAACAACCATATTTCCTGATCCACAACAGTCATATACAGTTGATACTGTCGTTGGTGTGAAAGAATTTTCATCAGTGGTTGGCAGTAGTAAAGGATACCCACATTTTTATAATTCGGCAATACATTATTTCGAGAGAGCAAGAGATAATGCGGTAGAAGTTGTATCTGGAACAGGAGGATATGTCAATTTCACTGCTGCAAGTGGAACAACTTATAATCCTGCAACTGGTGATCTTTCAATCACATCTAATTCACATGGATTGGCAGTAGGGGATTTAATAAGAATTGATGATGAAGCAATTACATTTACTTGTAGTAAAGATAGCAATGCAACAAATCATCCCTACCCTAGAAGCACAGACCCTGCTAGTGGAAAATTATTAACAATAACAGCAGTCACAACTAATACATTTACTGTCAATGTAGGTCAATCTGCACCATCTGATCAATATACTCATACTTTTGTGTCTGGTGTGACTAATGGTATTCACAAAGTAAACGCAAGATTTAATGTCATAAATGCAGTTTATAATGGAGGTCCTGGTGTTAAGACAATACACGGAGAGACTGGACTTAATGCAGGTGAAATTGTTTTAACATTTGATAGTGCTCATAATTTACAGGCAAACGATACCATATCAATCGTAGATAATTCACTGATATTTACTTGTACGATGGATAATCGTGCGACTGAACATCCATATCCAAGAACAACAGATCCAGCTTCAAGAAAAACTTCAGATTTAAACAATGGTGTTTTAACTGTAACAATAAGATCATCAACTAAAATATTAGTTCAGGTCGGACAAAGTAATTCAGGTGGTTACTTTGCACCACTTGAAATGGAATTAATTGCAAGTATTCTAGAAAATAGCACTGCCTAATATGCCAAAGTATCTAAGTGGTAGAGCCAAACGAGTACCGCAAGATCAGTTATCTGATGACAGGTATCAATATCTAGGATTAGATCAGGCAGAACCAAATTTATCAGACCCATTAGTATCACCTTCAGTGCCATCGGGTGCTCAATATCAATTGGTTGCGGTTCCAGCGTATCCAGGCAAAAGATATTGGGTTCCAGTTGGTGGTGGTCTAGTACCTGGTGCAATTACAATATTTGATGAGGATAGTCCTGTATCAGCATCAAGTAGTATTACTCAAATAAACTTTGTTGGTGCTGCTGTCACTGCTAATGTAAGTGTTCAAAGTCCTTCAGGTCATCCAGGTATTGCTGCTACTGTTACAGTCATTCCTGTTTCAGTTGGTGAAACTCCACCAAACAATCCAACACCAAATGAAGGTGAATTGTGGTGGGAAAGTGATACAGGTGATTTATACATTTATTATGATGATGGCGATTCGGCACAATGGGTTATGACAAATGCTGGTGGTCGAGGACTGGCAGGAGATAAAGGAGAAAAAGGACAAAAGGGTGAAGTAGGTCCCCAAGGTTTAACTGGAAATCAAGGTGATAAAGGTGATAAAGGTGATAAAGGTCTAAAAGGAGATGTCGAAGCACAAGGAAATAAGGGTCAGAAGGGTGAAATTGGTGCTGGTGAAAAAGGACAAAAAGGAGAACAAAACGATAAAGGACAAAAAGGTGAACCAAGCACTGAAAAAGGTCAGAAAGGTGAAATTGGTGTTGGTCAAAAAGGTGAGAAAGGTCAAAAGGGAACCACTGGTGCTGGTAATCAAGTAACCATATCTGATAATGCACCTGGTTCTGCGAATGCAGGTGATTTGTGGTGGGATAGTGATGACTTTGATTTACATGTTTATTATGGTGATACTAACTCTAACCAATGGGTTTCTGTTACTTCTAATGCTGCATTAAAAGGGCAGAAGGGAGAGAAGGGTCAGAAAGGTGATAAAGGTGATAAAGGACAAAAGGGTGATAAAGGACAAAAGGGTGAAGTAGGATTATCAGGTAATCCAGGTGGAGAAGGTGACAAAGGACAAAAGGGTGAGATAGGACCTCAAGGTACTGGTGGTGGACAAGGTATAAAAGGAGATAAAGGACAGAAAGGTGAAATTGGTGTTGGTCAAAAAGGTGATACAGGAGGTGCAGGTTCGTCAGTTCCTTCAGGTGGTATAATATTATGGAAGGGTGCAGAATCTGACATACCATCAGGTTGGTATCTATGTAATGGTAGTAACGGTACTCCTGACTTAAGAAATAGATTTGTTGTTGGTTCAGGAACAGGAAGTAATTATTCTGTAGATGATACGGGTGGTAGTGCAAATGCTACATTAGTAAGTCACTCTCATACTGTAAATAGTCATACTCATGGAGCAGGGAGTTACTCAGCAGCTTCTAATGGTAGTCATAATCATACATACGAGTTTCATAATAGTGGCACTACATTAGATAATGATGAAGGTAACTCAACAATTTATCCAAATCTATCTACTGGCACAACTAGTAGTGCTGGTTCACATACTCACTCAGTTAGTGGTTCTTCTGGATCTGCAAGTCCATCAACTAATGTTCAAGGTTCATCAGGAACTAACGCAAACTTACCACCATACTATGCTCTTTGCTATATTATGAAAGCATGATATAATTTAATAAACTAAAATTTATGGATTTACTTGATAAACCAAAAGGTTTGATAAAAGATTTTATATTTGTTAAGGATAAATCACTATCTAAAACTTTTTGTGATGAAGTCATTAAAAAGTTTGATAACGATCCAAGGCAAAAAGATGGTATAATTGGCAAGGATACAAATCAAAGAGTAGATAAGAGTGTCAAAGATACCAAAGATATTCATATCTCCTCTACTAAAGGATGGGAAGCAGAAGATAAAGTATTTTTTGAAGCGTTAAAATTAGGTTTAGATGAATATAACGATTATCTAAGGAAATTAAATGACTGTTGTAAGAGTTATCCTAATCCAACATTTGGTACAAGTGATACGGGGTATAAAGTTCAGAAGTATGAACCTGGTGGATGTTATCACTGGCATCATGATTGGTCAATGTGTTCAGAACCCATCTCATCTAGAATTTTCACTTTTATGTGGTATTTGAATACAATAAATGAGGAAGATGACGGATATACAGAGTTTGTTGATGGGACAAGAGTTCAACCTGTCGTAGGAAGATTAATTTTCTTTCCAGCAACTTGGACATTCCTTCATCGTGGATATCCACCAAAAGTAAAAAAATATCTTTGTAATGGATGGATTCATTCTAGTCCACAATAAATATAATTATGGCAGCAAATTTTCCAAATAATCCAAGTAATGGACAAACTTTCACTTCAGGTGGTGTAACATTCACTTGGAATGGAGAGGCTTGGAAAATGCCAACTTCACCAGGTGTCAAAGGATTAAAAGGAGAGGTAGGTGATAAAGGACAGAAAGGAGAAAAAGGAGATAAAGGTCAAAAAGGAGATAAAGGAGAGGTGGGACAAAAAGGTGAGCAAAATGATAAAGGTCAAAAAGGAGATAAAGGTGAGAAGGGTGATAAGGGTCAGAAAGGCGATAAAGGTCAGAAAGGTGAAGTAGGATTATCAGGTAATCCAGGTGGTGATGGTGATAAAGGTCAAAAAGGTGATAAAGGAGATAAAGGACAAAAGGGTGTTGATGGTACTTTAGGTGCAAAAGGACAAAAGGGTCAGAAGGGTGAAAAAGGTGAAAAAGGTCAAGAAGGCAGTCAAGGTACTGTAGGTGATAAAGGGCAAAAAGGTGAACAAAACGATAAAGGGCAAAAAGGTGAACCAAGCACTGTAAAAGGTCAGAAAGGAGAAGTAGGTGCTCAAGGTGATGGTGGTTCTGATGGAATTAAAGGTCAGAAGGGTGAAAAAGGTGAAGTAGGAGATAAAGGTGTAAAAGGAGAGATTGGAGATAAAGGTGTTAAGGGAGAGATAGGTGTCGGAGTAAAAGGTCAGAAGGGTGAAGATAATTCATCAAAAGGTCAAAAGGGTGAAGAAGGACCACAAGGTGGAGGTGCTCCTGTTGGTCAGATTGTTGCGTGGTCAGGGAGTGCAGGTTCTCTTCCTTCTGGTTATTTCTTGTGTGATGGTTCAGCGATAAGTAGAACCACATATGCAGCTCTATTCACAGTTGTTGGAACAACACATGGATCTGGAAACGGATCAACTACATTTAATATACCAGATTTAAGAGATAGATTTGTAGTTGGTGCATCTAATAGCAC